GGAGGGTGAGAGCGCGCCCTACCTCGTGATGTGCCCCTCCCATCTGGTGGCGAACTACGTGTCCGAGATCGTCGAGTTCACCGACGGCAAGGTCAACGTAATCCCGGTCACCTCTTATAACGTCAAGACCACGGGTGTCAAGCGTTTCGAGGAGATCCTGCGTGCAGCTCCGATCAACACGATCCTGGTTGTCGACTACGACGCGCTGAAATACGGCAACTACAAGACGGTGTACGGCACGTCGCTCGTCAACGTGTTCCCGGTGGTGGACATGCTCCGCCAGTTCAAGCCCGGCTACGTCATGATGGACGAGTCCCACTTCCTGCGCAATGCTGGTCGTGCCCGCTTCAAGGCCGTGATGGGCCTGGTTGCCGACATCAAGAAGAAGCGCATCGCCTCCGGTACCATGAACCCGGACAGCCCGTCCGATCTGCCCGGTCAGATGGCGATCCTGGACCCGACGATCTTCGGTTCGCGCGCCGACTTCAACGAGAAGTACGGCAAGGAAGTCAAGGGTGGTCGCGTCATCACGTGGCAGGACACGGGCCCGAACGCCGTGTCGACCGTGCTGCCGACGTTGCAACGTACCATCGTCTGGGCGCCGGCCAAGCGCAAGGAATGGGCCTGCGCCCTCCCAGAGCGCATCGACCGTTTCCTCTCTGTGTCGTTGTCCGAGCGCCAGAAGATCATGTACGACGCGATCTTCGACGACATGGTGAGTCAGATCCGCGAGAAGGCGAAGACCAACAAGAAGGCCCAGAAGCTGCTGGACCAACTGACGGGCAAGAGCGCGACGCCGGAAGACGAAGATCAGTTCGGTGACCTGGGTGATGCCCCGAAGGTCGAGAATGAGACCGAAACCGAAGAGGGCGAAGAAGGTGAAGAGGACGACGGCGGCGACGTCGGTCCGGGCCTCCAGCCGTACCTCGCTGACATCGAACGGTTCGTGACCAATCCGGCCGGCCACCCCTACGCGCGCAATGGCTTCGTCAACGACAAGGGCGAACACATCGCTCCTCTGACAGGTGACGACCTGAAGAGCCCGAAGGCAGTGGAGCTGCAGAAGCTGCTGACTGAGCATCTGGCAACCAGCGATGCCAAGGTGCTGGTCTTCACGAACTACAACGAGTCGACCGACACGCTGTTCGCCGCCATGCCGAAGGAGCTGCAGGACTGCGGCATTCTCTACAAGACCGGCTTCAAGACCGAGATGGTCAACCGGTTCAAGACCGACAAGAAGATCCGCTGGATGATCGGCATCCGCCACAGCCTGGAGGTGGGCCTCAATCTCCAGGACGCGGACTACATGATCCGCGTCGAGGGGGTGTGGACGCCGGGTGAGCAGGAGCAGGGGGATTCCCGCATCGCACGTCCTGACTTCCGTCCTGGCGTGGCCAAGCGGAAGGTGCTGAAGTTCGACACCATCGTAGCCAACCGCACGATCGACATCACGAAGGCGGCGCGTCTGCGTGCCAAGATCGTGGCGGTCGCCAAGTTCGAGAACCCGAACGACCCGAACTATCAGACCATCCCGTCGATTCCTGTGCTGTCCATGAATCTGGAAAACATCCAGACCATGAACGACTTTGGCTCCAACCTGGCTAAGTATCAGCGCTCGCTGGTCGCCCTGAACGACGTCATGAAGGCCGAGAACGAGGCGTACCGAAAGGAGATGGAGGCGGCTGGTGGATTCCATCTCACGCAGGTGAAGCCGGCTCCGACTCCTGCGGCCGCCGCGTTGCTGCAGCGTGTCCCGTACGCGCCAGGCACCGAGCTCTACAAGGCGAGTGAACTCGGCTTGGTCCGGGTCGACAACTTCATCGGCCTCGAACTGAGCCGTGAAGCCGACGAGGAGGGTGACGATAACGACGATGATGAGTCGAGCGAAGACGAGAGCGATCACAGCGCAGCAGCCGAAGCGCGCCGCCTCGCCATCAAGCAGCAGACCGAGATGGTGATGGGCCGCAAGGTTCACACCGAACTCGGCGACGGCTACATCGCGGCGACGGGTGCGGCAAAGAAGGGCAACTTCATCATGCGTCTGGTTGTGCGGTTCGACGACGGGACTGTTGGTCGCAATCTCCGCGTCACCAACGTGTTCATCGTCACGCGCACGGAGACCAACGGAGTTGACATGCGGAACAAGCTGGCTGAAGCGGCTGGTCTCGCTGTCACTGCCCCGATCACGGTACCGTCGTTCAACACGGTGCAGCGCAAGATCACCCGCCGTGAGCAAGAAGAGGCCGATCGTCGTCAAGCCGAGGAAGAAGCCAAGAATCCGAAGCTCAAGAAGAAGCGCCTGCAGGAAGAGCAGGTGGTGGAAAAGGTCAACAAGGCCATCACGATCGGCCTCGAACTCGAGCTGGTCAACGGCTACATGAGGCTGAGTTACAAGGTCGGCAAGGACGCTCGTGCTGTCAAGGCTTTGCAGGCTATGGGTTTCACGCACGACCCGATGTACTGGAAGACCCGCATCCGGCATTACCTGCACTTGATGACTCAGTGTAAGAAGTGGCAGGCCGCTGGCTTCAAGTTCGACTCGAAGTTCTACGGCGATACGATGTCGATCCTCGCACAGGAGCTGAAAGGTGGGGGCATCCTCACCCCGAAGCACTACGATCGCCTGATCGGCGGCGCCGGCTTCAAGAACTACTTGCGTGGTGAATTCAAAGCCACGGCTGATCCGAAGCTGCTGCAGATCTTCGCTCTCGTGACCGACGGTGGTGACACCGACCCGGCTGCGCTGGCGGACTACGCGAAAGATGGCCAGAATCCGCACTATGGAGCAGCGTACCTCTGCCTCCCATACGGACCGGGTCATCCGGGTGCCAAGAACGCGGTAAATCCGGCGCTCAAGGCCCCGTCGTCAAAGTGGATGGTGAGCGAACCAGCTATGTCGCTCTTTGTCAACAATGTGGCAGGGGCGGTGAAGGCAACGAAGGCGCTGATCGACGCTGGTATCAACGTCGAGAATCTCGACGAACTGAAGGCCGACGCAGCCCAGGTTCGGAAGGTCTCGATGGTGAAAAATCAGAACGACGAACTCGTCCCACTGAAGAAGGAAGCTGCTGACGACGAAGCACCCGTCGTTAAGAAGAAGGCAAAGAAGTAAGCCATCGGCCGATGGCAATTTAATCGCATGCGGGGCCGGCTCAGTACCAGCCCTTTGTGTGCCCACACTTATCAAGGAACCATCATGACCGATCAAGTCTCGACCCCCGTCTCGACTCCCGAACCCACGTCGCCGCCGGCTGGCACCGTCAGCGATTCGAACCCGAATCCCGCGGTTGCTGTGAATCCGGACAACGCGAAGCCGCAGACGCCGGATCCGACTCTGGTCGGTTACAGCGCGCTCAAGGCAGCCATGACCAAGGCCGGTCACGTCCTGTCCGAAGGCGAGGGCTTCCTGATCCACGAGTTCGGCCTTGTCCGGAGTTTCCTGTCATCCGTCGGTCTCCAGCACATCGGCGACGAGTGGCACCGCTTCGAGCACGCCGTGGCTCAAGGAGCACACGATCTGGCCCCGAAGCTGACGGCGGAAGCCGCACATCTGGCGGGTCTGGTGAAGAACGGGGTGGAGACCGAGGTCAATGCTCTGACCGGGAAGGTGGAGGCCAAGGTCACGAGTCAGTCCGCAGTCGTGGTCGACACCACAGAAGCCGACGCCAAGAAGGTGGCCGATGCAGCCGCCGCTGACTTGGCTGCAGAAACGGAAGCCAAGGCAAAAGCAGAGGTCGCCGCTGCCGAGGCAGAAGCCAAGAAGGTGGCCGATGCAGCCGCCGCTGACTTGGCTGCAGAAACGGAAGCCAAGGCAAAAGCAGAGGTCGCCGCTGCCGAGGCAGAAGCCAAGAAGCTCGCTGACGAAGCGGCGGCGGAAGCTGAAGCTGCCGCTGCTGCCGTGAAGGCCAAGCTGGAGGCAGATGCAGCAGCAGCCGAGGCGGAAGCCAAGAAGCTGATCGAACCGACGACCACCGCGGCTCCGACTCCTCCTGTGGCCAAGGAGTAAGGCATGGCGCAGATAATCAACAACAGTGCTGGAGGCCCGAACAGCAGGGGTAACGGCAGCGGCGTGGTCCAGCGCCGGACCTCCTTCGGCTCGATCACCGTCTGCGGTGCTGCCAACGAGGTAGCGTACCTAGACACCGAGGGCCTGTACCTGAAAGGGGTGGCCAACCAGGGTCTGTTCGCTCAGGTGACGAGTGGGGCGTGCTCAATCGGCGTGACGTTGGCGCCGGCTGACCTTGCTGTGAATCCGAACCAGACGTCCGGCATCTGGGGGCCGACCGACGATACGTTCGCTGTGACGGATGGTGTCAAGAAGCTGACCCATCCACTGGCCTCAGCTCTGCGCATCACGTTCGGCTCCGCCGGCGGCATCGTCCACATCGCAGGAGCTTGACACCATGCGCTTCCCTCAGCAGTACCACGATCAAGACCTGCGGCGCGAGCTGCTGATGGCAAGCACACTGGTCAAGGGCGTAGGTGTGAGCCAGGAACAGGCTTACGACGCGGAGAAAGAACCGGAGCTGGTTGCAAAACTGGATTTTGAGCACTGGCTCCCGTTCGCGGCGAAGACGTACCACATAAGCCCTCACATCGAAGACTACATCTTCAAGAACGTCCCGATCTGCCCGAGCGATTTCCCCAATCGCAACGGCATCGGCTTCCCTCTGCAGGAGTTGATCAAGTTCCAGCCACCTCCGATGAACCGACAGGTATTCGAGGCGTGGCGAGGGTGTCCAATGCACTTGGAACACGACAACGAAGACTGCACGAAAGCCTACGGTGTGGTCTTTGACACGGCATTGACCAGGATCCAGAACTACGGACAGGGCCGACACTACAAGGTCATGGGTCTGGCCGGCATCGACAAGAACAAGCACCCTGACATCGCGCAGGAAGTATTGGACGGCAAGATCAACACCGTGTCAATGGGTGCGCTTGCTGACTCGTTCTCTTGCAGTGTCTGCGGTCGTGAAGTCGGGGACAACCAATTCGCTAACTGCAGTCACGTCGGTGGGACAAAGGATGTGAACTGGCAGATCGTGGACTACATGGGACGTCAGCACATTGCTTTCTTGAGGGCTCACGGTTTGAGTCCGATCGAACTATCACTCGTTCGAGACCCAGCCTGGGTTCCAGCCCTTTCCGATCACGTAATGACATGGTGAACAAAATGACACTCAATCTGCAAGCCAAGCAACGCCTCCTCGCCGCTCCCGCCGGTCAAGCGCTGACACCGGACTTCGTGAAGAAGGCGACGTCAAAACTCAATGGTGCGAACAGTCACAAATTCCAGATCGAGATCACGAAACCGATCCAGGGCTGTATCAAGCAGGTCTGGGACATGCAAGGAAAGAGAAGTCTCAAAATCGTGGTCATGAAACCGGGTCTCGCATCCATGGGTAAGGCCTACATCTCGACTCCTGGCATCGCAGGAGGCATGAAGGATGTTCCGACTCCGGTCGCCAAGGCAAATCGGATGCTGACGACCCCGGCTCCAGTTGAGCACCAGTATTTCCCGGCCAACCCAGGAACGAAGGTCGTGAACACAAGTGACATCATATGGATTCCGTTGACGGCTTTGGAGACCAGTGCCAAGCTCGCGACGACATTTGCGCCAAGTTCTGATCTGCCGAAGTTCACTCCGGAACAGACAGCGAAGGCCGTAGACAAGGTCGCTGCCTACCTGAAGAAGCACACTGGCCGCGACTACGAATTCGACGATATAGTCGTCATCGTTGGCGAGGTCCTAGGCATCACAGATCCGGTCGCTGACCTCGACGACGAGGCCTACGACAAGTTGCAGGAGTTCTGCAGCGACAAGATCTTCTCTGCCGCGTGCAAGAAGGCTGGTGTTAATCCTGACGACTACGAATGACCAAACCCGTTGTCACCAAGTCAAAGGCTCGCCTCTTGCAGCCAAATAGCGTGGGTCAATCCAGCTCCATCAACGTGGATCCTGGCGCCTACATGCAGGTCCCTGACACGAGCAAGGGCGCCAAAGCCCGACTCCTGAACAGCGGAAGCGAGTCGCAGTCCATTCACGCAACGAAGAACTAGGGGTGAAGTGAACTCCTACCCATGGGACGTGGTTAAGGGTCCCCGTTCCTCAGAGAAGAGACAGAACGAAGAAGGAGCAGGTATGACTCGACTGAGGCAGGAGAATCCCGCCCGGCGACAGTACCTGGCGGAACTTAGAGCACTGATCGCCGGCCTGATCCCGATGACCAGTGACTGCAAGTCAGAGGTAGCACGGTTCATTCTGCGCTATCCTGACAGCGATGCGTTCGTTGTGCTGATTGGTGATTCGTTCTCTGATCCTATGCCGGTGCATTGTCTGCTCCGTCATCGGAATGGGCAGCGTCTGGCCGACAGCAACCGCATCTGCAAGATCAGTGGACAGTTCTATGAATGGTGGTATCACCGTGACAGACTCCGACGTGGCGTAGTTCTCCTACGCATCCACGTCAGAGACTTGATCTCCGGTGTCGAACTCGGTCTTGACGGACCGAAGCTGCTACTCCGTCGTCGTGTCCATGATTGACAACCAATGATCAGTAGCGAAGGCTGCATCTTCACCGATGCAGCCTTTTCTTTGGCCTTTCCATCTTCACTTGGCGACGGTACGACACGAAATTGGAATCATGTCGGGGCACTGACTAGACGGAGGGTGCAAAACACCCTAAACCTGCAGACGACATTTTTATTTCAGGCACCGAAAGGTTCCATCGCAGAGAAGGTTAGGTCCAGCGAACTAGTGCTCTGTACCTAGCCGACTCGAACAACCCATTCACAGAAGGAGTGCTCATGACCGACAAAGTCAACGCAGCTTCCGCGTTCACGCACGAGGGTAACGACCTCAAGCTGAAGGTGGAAGACGGGGACAGCGGGCTGGAGAATTCGCAGGCGCCGATGATGCTCATCGATGCTGATGATTTCGAGAGTGGCCTCACCCACTCGCAGGACAAGCCCACGATGCCAGGCGCAACCAAGGCCCCGACCACAGCCGCCACGAAGCCAGCGATCAAGCCAGCTGTCAAGGCCAGGGCGGCTGCGAAGCCCGTCAAGGCCAACGGGATGCAACAGCAACAACTCGTCGACAAGGAATTGCCTGCCGGCGCTCCTTCCGGTGACGGCGTCAACGTCGCGCTGATCGACAACGAGACCGATCCGGCTGCTGGCTACCTGGAGAAGGAAGCCGGTCTGCCCGTGATCAACAACGCCAGTCTCGAAGGCCTCGATGCCGACGAGTTCGAATCGGCTGAAGATCCGGATGGTCCAACCGACGCGGCTCCCGGCTTCGAAGCTGAAGTCGGCGCTGAACTCGAGAACGAGGAGGGCGACGAGTTCGACGACCTGCCCTCCATGTCGAACGAACCCGCGGCCCCGATGGCTGAAGCGGCCCCGCTGGCTGACGAAGACGGCGAGGAGTTCGAGGACTTCGGTGCAGTCGAACCCGCGGCTGCTCCCGTCGCCGAAGGCGCGGAGCCGATGATGGAAGAACCGGTCGAAGAAGTCGCTGACTTCGAAGCCGCTCCCGTCACCGACGAGCAGGTTCCGCTGGTCGATGCCGACCAGGTGCCGGACACCGAAGGCAGCGAGGACATCGTGTTCGCTACGGTTCGGAACAGCCTGCACGTGATTCGCAGCAACCGCATCATCGCCAGCATGGGCCCCGCCAAGGCGCGCAAGCTCGGCATGTCCGACATCTACCTGAGCGATCAGTTCCAGGACGTCCTCGCTCACGCGATCGACACCAAGGGTCTGCGCAAGGGTCTGATCCAGCAGGGTCTGACCCTCGCCAAGGTCAAGATGACGGCCAGCCAAGCTAACGCCAAGGTCATCAAGGCCAAGGTCGAGGCCGGCATCGCCAGTCGCATGGACGCTGTCGCCAAGCAGAACAAGGCGCTGGACCAGTCCCTCGCCATCGCTGCCGTCGGCATCAACAAGCGCTACTTCAAGGATGCGGACAACTCGCTCAAGGCCAGCCTGGTCGAAGAGCTGAAGCGTGCTGGTGTCAAGGGTGCGTCCCAGTTGGTCGCCTCCTGCTTCGCCGAACACGGCGTCGCCTACGCACGTTCGATCCTGTCCCTGGCCAACCGCATCGCGGCCATGCCGGAGGAAGTCCGCAACAACCACGCTGACTCGCTGGACATGACGTCCGACGAAGACTTCGAGGAAGATGCGGGCGACGAGGTCGAATCGAGCGTCGACGAAGAGGAAGACGAGTTCAACCCCGTGGCGGCCACCGTCACGGCGGCTCTGGGTTCGCCGTCCTTCCGTCGCAGCCGTTCCAGCACCCCGGTCCTGTCGTCCGCCCTGTCCTTCCTGCAATCCGATCAACCCCTGGCTTAAGGCCAGGAACTCCAGGAGATACCACATGCTGTACCTGCCCCTCACCAAGATCGTCGACAGCTCGGAAACGAACGTCGCTGCTGGCGCTTCCATCACGGCCGAAGGCCAAGCTCTGGTCCGCGCTGCGGGCGCCACCTCGACCGGTGTCACCCCGTCGCAAGGTTCGGCTGGCGAGCTCTTCGTCGGCTTCTCGTTCGCCGGCGTCTCGGCTGCTCCGTACCCTGCGTCCACCGCGACCAAGGTCGAGCAGTTCACCGTCCCGTCCTCGGGTATCGTGTCGCTCGCGTTCGCTCCCATCTCGGGCCAAGCGTTCATCTACGACACCACGATCAGCGCTGCTGTCCCCATCACCGGCGGTGTCACCGTCGTCGGCTCCACCGTCTCGGGCCTGGCCTCGGGTGACTCGGTCAACATCACGTACAAGTACAACCTGACCGTGACGCAAGCCCGCGCCCTCCAAGGTGACGTGCAACCGGGCGGCTACGTCGGCGCCTACGTTGGTCAAGTCGGCCTGATCAAGCGTGGCACGGTCTACACCGACCAGTTCGACGCGTCGGCCAACTGGCTGTCGCCCTCCACCATCAACACGGGCGCCGGCGGCATCCTGGTGATCGGCGGTTCGGCTCCGGCTCTGGCCAGCGCCTACATCGTCGCCATCCCGACGCAGGAAGTCCCCTTCCTGGGCCTCGAATTCAGCGCCGCCTAATCCGCGGTACTGACCCAACCCTCATTAGGAGATTTCCAACATGCGAACCCAAGCTCAAGTCCGTGCCGCCAAGGCCCCCGTCCTGGCACACGAAATCAAGGTCGCCGGCTCGAACGAGTACGCGGTCGGCCAGTACGCTGGCTCCGGCAAAGGCGAACTGAACGCCTCGTCCAAGAAGGACCTGCTCGAACAGCAACGTCGCTTCCTGACCGCTGCCTCCCAAGGCAACATGCTGGCCATCGACAGCGCGCAGTCGAAGGAGCTGGTGCAAGCCGCCTTCAACGACCAAGAAGCCCACCGCCTGCTCGGCGAGAAGATCAGCGACGCGCTGTACATCACCGCGAATCGCCAGGGCTTCATGCGCAAGTACCTGGCCAAGATCGACGTCCAGCAAGGCTCGGTGCCGCGCTTCCCGCTGCGCACCAAGAACGTGACCGCGGTCTGGTCGACCAGCCCGACGAAGGTCGAGTCGCAGATCACGCGCGACAAGTGGTTCACCCCGCCGGAACTGGTGGTCGTGGCCCGTCCGTTCATTCCCCAGGTCGAGCTGAACCAATCGAGCGGCGACGTGCTGCAAGAGAAGTACATCGAGGCAGTGGAAGCGACGATGGTCGCCGAAGACCGCCTGTACTACAACCAGCTCCAACAGCTCGTCGGCGTCGACAATAACCTGACCATCGTGTCGGGTCAGCTGACCCCGTACAGCCTGATGACCGTGGTCACGAATGTGACGCGCTGGGGCCTGAAGGGCGCTCACCTGCTGATGGCGACGGACCTGTGGCAAGACGTGGTCGGCAACTCCGACTTCTTCACCGCCATCGACCCGGTCGCGCGTCACGAGCTGCTGCTGACCGGCGAACTGGGCACGCTGTACGGCATGACCATCACGTCGGACGCGTTCCGTCACCCGGAACACAAGGTCCTGGGCCAGGGCGAGTTCTTCGTGATCTCGGACGCCATGAACCACGGAGCGTACAGCGACCGCGGCGGCCTCCAGTCCACCCCGATCGACATCTCGATCGAGAAGATCCCGGGCCGCGGCTTCGTCCTGCATGAATCGCTCGCCGTCTCGGTGGCGAATTCTCGCAGTTTCGCTAAGGGCTACCGTCTATGAGTGCCTCTTTTTGAGGCACCCGGGAGCTTCGGCTCCCTTCACCGTGCTTCGGCGCGGTTCTCTTTGATAGTTACGGCGGGAACGTGGGGCACCACTGCTCAGTCGGCAAAAGGCTGAGCTACCGTCACCAACATTCAACTAGCTGTTTGCCCAGCTGGAAGATAGAAATGAAGACCGGACCAAAACCCAAATCAAGTCGTGAGTTGATTGTCAGATACGCTGAACGTCAGTCCTTCACAATGGTGCGCATGTTGAACGAGCTGGAAGGTCAGGTCAAGTGCACTCTTTGTGGTACCAAGCGTGTCGTCAATCGTGGATCAGCCCGTGTTCAGCGTTGTCGGTGTCAGATGGTGCGTAAGTTTCAAGCTTACGAGCGCACTGTCACCAACACCAACGAACAGCTAGCCGAGCTGGGGTGGAAAGACAAGTATAGATGCCTGAAGGTTGGTGGACATTACGCTACCGACAAGCATCTGTTTAAGTGCCTGACGTGTGACCACAAGTTTCACGCCGTGGCTTCAGTCTTCTTCACACCAACGATCCAGTACCCGTGTGTCAAATGCAGACAGGATGCATACGACCGATTCAGGTACGTCACTCATGAAGAGTTTGTGAAGAAGCTCAGAAGTCGCAATTCAAATCTGCGTTGTTCGAAGGTCAGCCAGTATGTTCCAAGTACAGTCCTTGTTACGGACACTGAGTGTGGTCATGAGTTCAAGCTCCTGACCTACAAGGTGACTGCTCCAAGCAAGTCTAGGTACAATGTTCGCTGCACCGTGTGTCAGCCCTCCGCGTGCTGGCATGAGTTCACCGTAGGTGGTGTTGCCTTCAAAACACGTTCATTGGTGGAACGGCAGTTTGTTGAGCTTCTAGTCAACGAGAAGGGTGTCGATCCAAGCCAGATCGAGTACGAACCCAGCAACTGCGAGGTGAAGTACAGGCATCCCATCTACGGAGACATCCGTGGCTATCGTCCAGATTTCAAGATTGGCAGCACGCTGATCGAGGTCAAAGATAGGTCTTCATTAGGTCTGCAGCATTATCACTGGATGCCGCAGGAACACGCTCTCAAAGAGAACCGCGCCAAGTTCAAGGCCGCGCTAGCTGAATTCGATGACTTCCGTGTGTTCTGCTTCGCAAGAGGCAGGTTTACTCGGGTTCGTCATCTTCCAAGCTGGCGTAGTCTTAGCGGTGGTGCCTCAGTTTGAGTCTCACAGTCTGAATTCCCAAACGCAACACTGAAGGAACACACCATGAAGCCGATGAAGTACAACCGGGCGATGGATTGGGTGGCACTGGCTCTGAACGAGCTGGTCGCCAACAAGAATCCCGTCCTGGCCGCTCGCCTGTTCGCCAAGGCAGGCCAAGAGGGTGACGTCAACGACGCCATCCGCACGATCGAAGCCACCAACCGCTACGCACACGGCCAGGTTGTGGCCGCAGCCAAGGTCAAGGCCGAGCTCGAGCCCGTGGCCGAAGAACCGTGCGAAGAGCCGGTGGTCGCCGAGTTCGGTGAAGATCCGCTCGACGAAGTCGCCGACGAGCCGGTGGCCGAGGAAGAAGAGATGGTTCCGGCCGTCGCTTCGACCGCCAAGCAGATGGCCGCAGTCCTGTCCCGCCTGAATGCGCCGCGCGTCACCGCGTCGGCCCGTCCGCAAGCCAAGGTCAAGACCGGCAAGTAATCGCATCGAGCGCACGTCGGTGCTCGTTCGATCCAAAAGGGAGCCGCGTGCTCCCTTTTCTTTTATGGGGCCTAGATCAGTGACTACCAAGCGGTCCCTGCTCGTTAATTTTATGGGAACCGGAGGCTTGAATGACCAACGCAATCCCTGATCCAAAGCCCCAGACGGAGATCAAGCCGGTAGACGACTTTGTTCGCGCCGGCTTCTGCCACTACATGATCGAGCAGTTCCGTGCTCCGACTATCTTCGTCACCAGTCCAGACGCGCTGACCAATCTGAAGGCCATGCTTGGAAACAAGCAGCCCGAGTACCCGTACATCTTCCTCTGGCATCAGACGTCTAGCCCCAATACGGATGGCTACACGACGAACCGAATGGCCAGGCATGGCATTCCCGTCACTCTGAGCAACGACAACAAACAGTTCCAGATGGCGAAGGTACTGCCAACCAACTTCGAGATCGAGGCAACCTACGTCACGAACAAGATGGATGGCATGGGCCCAGAGGCCGTGAACCAGTACATGCGGCGTTGGCTCTTCACCCGACGCAACGGCGCCATCAATTTCCAGATCGACTACGGGCTGTCCCGGCTCACAATCGGGGTCACGTTGAGTGACAGCATCTCGATCCCGAAGCGCGAGAATCCGGCCGATACCGAGTCGGTCTACCAAGTGGTGTCCAACATCACGATCCACGGATACGTATCGGAACCTGCGCTCGGGACGCGGGGCCGCATCAATCAGATCGTCTTACAAGACGGTCCCGCCCTCAAACCCGGACAGCAGTTCTTCCCTTTCTAAAGAGGATCCATCATGGACGTTCTGAACATGAATTCCCACCCCGTCTCGGTGCAGTTGACAGCACCCAACGGTTCGGTTGACCACGCAATGATCCAACCGAAGCGCCGGGCTAGTCTGCCTCCGGGCTTCACGGTCGATACGAACTGGTTGTCGGTCCAAGTCAACATCCGGGTTTACAACGACGACGGCTCCACCTTCACGTTGAGGCCGATCCCGCTGCCGGCAGTTGCTCCGGCTCCGGCTCCGGCCCCCACCCCTGAAGTGAAGGCGAACTGAAATGACGCAAATCGTTTCCCGCGCTAGTGACGTTCGCGTCACCGAAATCAACCTGTCGTCGGTCATCACCAGCACCAGTGTCACCGTCGCTGCGTTCCCCATCGTGTCGGTGCAAGGCTCGACGAACCCGATGCTGTTCACGAACGCGCAAGACTGGCTGGGCGAGTACGGCAATCCGGATCCATCGGTCTCCATGACGATCCAGGCCGGCCTCAACTACTTCACCGAAGGTCAGCAAGCCTGGGGTCTGCGCGTTGTCGGCTCTGGCGCCCTCTACGCCGGTGTACTCATGTACGCGGACACCGACGGAACCACCAAGCTCCGTGGCCAGTCCTTCGCCAACCCAGTCAATCTGGACATCAGCACCTACGTGTCCCCGGGGCAAGAAGCGATCTCGCTATTCTACCCGATCCATGGCCAGGGTTCGTATGGAGATAACACAAGCATCCAGATAAGCACGGCTGCTCTTACCTCTCCGACCGCAACCGCCACTGCGAACACGGGTTCGGGCGGCTCGATCCCCAGCGCCACCTACACCTACATGGTGTCGGCCCTGGGACCGAATGGTGAAGGTCTGGCCTCCAGCCCGGCCACGGTCATCACCAGCGGCCTGTCGATCCCTGTGGCATCGATCACGGTGAACTGGACCGCGGTTCCCAACGCGATCGGCTACAATGTGTACGGACGCGTGACCGGTGGTACCTTCGGTCTGATCACGACCGTTGGTGCAGCCGCCGTGTCGTTCGTCGACACCAACACCATCACGCCGAATCCCACGCAGCAGCCGATCACAGACGCAGGTCAGGTCGTTGGCAGTGACACATTCGTTGTCTCGGTGTTCGATAACACGCAGCCGAACCAAGGCGCGCTCGAAACCTGGACCTGCACCCTGTTGCCAAACGTCGACTCGTCGGGTACCCAGACGGAGCTCGAAGATCGGATCAACCCGTTCTCGTCCTACATCCAGGTGCTGTCGAACGTGCCGGCGCTGCCAAGCGTGCCGACGATCAATGCTGTCGTCGAGACGGCGATGACTGGTGGTAACAGCGGTACCACACCGACCAGCTACCAGATTGCGCTGGCGATGCAGATCTTCGCCAACAAGAGCCTGTACAACACCAACACCTTCGTCAATGCTGGCATCGCAGATCCGGTCTACCAGCTGTCGCTCGACACGCTGGTGCAGGGTCGTGGTGACGCCGTCTCGTTGATCGACGTTCCGTCGTCGAGCCAGCAATTCCAATCGGCCATCGACTATCGCAACCTGAACCTGAACCTCAACTCGACGTACAGTGCTCTGTTCTGCCCGGACCTGCTCCAGGCGGACCTGATCAATGGCAAGCAGGTCTACAACCCGCCAAGCGGCTGGGCCGCCGCCCTCTGTGCTCGGACCGATCGCGTTGCCAATCAGGCGTACTCGATCGCTGGTCTGAACCGCGGCCTGCTCAACGTGCTGAAGCAGCGCTACGCCTACGACGACGGGGAAGCGACCGATCTGTTCCAGGCGCAGGTGAACTACACCCGCACCTTCGTCGGCCAGGGCATTGCCCTGTGGGAGCAGCAAACACTGGCTGCCCAGTACTCGGCTCTGTCGTGGCTGTCTGTGCGACGGATCACCAACGTGATCAAGGTCGCCCTGTATCAGTTCCTGCTGTATTCGCTGCAGGAAATGGATACCGACGCGGTCCGGCGTCAGATCATCAACAGTTGCAGTGCCTACCTCGACAACGTCAAGGCGTCGAATGGTCTGTCTGACTACACGGTCGAGTGCGACAACGGGAACAACACCCCGACGACGGCAAACGCCGGCATCTTGGTGGTTACCGTGGTCCTGGTGCCGATGATCCCGATTCATGAGATCCAACTCCAAATCGTGATCTCGAAACAGGGTGTGGCGTTTAACGAAGTCCTCGCACAAGTCAACGGAAACACCGCTTAGCGCGGTTCGGTAGTATTGGGCGAAAAGGGTAGCTCCTCTGCTAGCGCGTCAACGCTGGATAGCCCACCATCCATTCCTTTGACGAGGAACACACCATGAAGTTCGAACCCACCTGGTTGTACGTTAAGGAGTGCTCACACTGTGGACTCCTTTACTTCGGTAAGACAACCCATGACCCAATGACCTACAGAGGATCCGGCACGTACTGGACTCGTCACCTCGACAAGCACAGTGCGAAGGCGTTGACTCGAAAGGTGCAGCTCTACACGAATGCCAGGAAGATCAAGACTGCGGCCTTGCGCTTCAGTGCCAAGCACGATGTCGCCAACTCCGAGCTCTGGGCAAACCTGAGGGATGAAGACGGCATTGGTGCTGGCGGTGCTCACTCTCATCGTATGAGAAGTCGGATGCGGAAGCTGAAAACAGGATCTTTTCGGTGGTACACGAACTGCGTTGAGAACCGAGCAGTGCAGACTGGTGATCCCATCCCCA